GCGCAGATTTATCAAGGTATTGCACCATGATTGACATCAAATTATTGGTGCAGTCTTTGCGCCATGCAAAAGCGGTTGAGTCTCATGCTGCTGAACATCGCCGGGCCATTGAGGCGCAGATTGTGAGCCGCTACGCAGCGCCTGATGGCGGTGAGGGCGTGATCAAAGATGGCGACTTGACCATCACTCACAAAGTGACTCGCAAGGTCGATACCGAAGCGCTTCAAGCCGCATGGTCCACGCTGACACCAAACACACAAAAGGCATTCAAGTGGTCAGCAGATGTTGACTTGAAACACCTGCGGGCACTGGTTGACATTGACCCTGATAACGCATACCTGGCGCAAGGGTTCATTACCGCGAAGCCTGCGAAACCTGCTTTAACTCTGAAAGATGAAAAATGACTGCATCACGAATGTCCCTCGCTGGTGTCATTACCGGCGTTAAATCCAAGCCGGTACGCATCACGCTCTACGGTGTTGATGGCATCGGAAAGACAACCTTTGCAAGCCAAGCGACAAACCCGATTTTTATCGCTGCTGAAGATGGTCTAGGTAGTCTTGATGTGGCACGGTTTCCGACACCATCAAGCTGGGCTGAGATTTTCGAGGCTATCAAGGTGCTGTACAGCGAAGAACATGACTTCAAAACGCTGGTGCTTGATAGCGCTGACTGGGCAGAAAGTATGTGTCTTGCGGCGGTTGCAGCGGCTGAAGGTGTGGCCTATATCGATCAGATCGGATATGGGAAGGGCTACAAGATGGCACGCGACAAGTACGCCGAACTGTTGCGCGGGCTTGATGCGCTATGGATGAAGGGCATGAACATCATCGTCATTGCGCATAGCACGATCAAGCGATATGACGATCCTGAGAACGAGCCGTATGACCGCTACCAAATCAAATTAGAAGAGGCCAACGCAAGCCGCTTGCGCGAGTGGTCGGACATGGTTCTGTTTGCCAACTATGACACCACGGTCAGCAAACTGGACCCAAAAGGGCTTGATAAGACAGTGCGGGCTAAGAGCTTTGGCAAGCGCTTGCTGTTTAGCCAGCGCACTGCCGCCTATGACGCAAAGACGCGCTACACGATACCCGACAGGCTGCCGCTTGACTGGAAGCAATTCTGGTCCGCTGTGCAGGCCAACACCACACCAACCGTTTCCCCCACCGCTGAACCTGTTTCGGCACAACTTTAGAAAGCAAACCCATGAGCTACGATGATTTTTCAATTGACCTTTCCAGCGTATCCACTGCTGACTGTATCCCTGCCGGCGACTACGCCATTCAGTGCGTAGGCATTGAACTCAAGGCCACCAAGGATGGTGCAGGCCAGTACCTGTCAACGCAGTTTGAGGTGCTGGCCGGTGAGCGCAAGGGCAAGCGCATTTTTACCAACTTCAACATCAAAAACCGTAATCAGTCGGCAGTTGACATTGCGCTGCGCAGTATCAAGCAATGGATCCAGGCGTGCGGCGGCACGGGTAACGAGCAGTTGACTATGGGCCTGTTGCAAGGCTTGCAGGGTAAAGAGATCTTCGCCCACATTGCGATTCAGCCTGGCAAGGATGGATACGATGATAGCAACACGATCAAGCGCTTTCACGTCACGCCCACTGCGCCACGCGGTGCTGCTGTAGCGCCCGGTGTTGCACCTGCCGGATACAAGCCTGCGCCGCAACAGCAAGCGGCAAAGAATCCTTGGGAGCGTTGAAATGCGCATCTACCTTGCATTGCAACAGTTTGTTGATGGCAGGGTGATGTTTCGCCGGTGGTCGCCTGATTGTGAAGGCGCGCCACCTGGCGGCGCATACCAAAAGCAAACACCCGAGGCGGTCGCTTGGTTCAACATGGCGCTGTACCCGGATGCGACAAACCCAGCGATTCAACCGTTTGAGGTGGTGGAATCATGATCAAAGCAATTGAAACATCATACAAAGGCTATCGTTTTCGTTCACGCCTTGAGGCGAGATGGGCGGTGTTTTTTGATTCTCTTGGAGTCAAATGGGAGTACGAACTAGAGGGGTATGCTTTACCTAGCGGTAGAAAATACCTTCCTGACTTCATGGTGAATACTCCGCAAGGAGGATATATTTTTTACGATGTAAAAGGCGCTATTTCCAGCGACGATGGTAAATTGAAAGAACTGCATAACGCGTTATTTGCAGAATATAAAAATAATGATCATTTGTCTCTAGTCCCTAGATGCGCTATTCTGATAGGAGATCCAGTTGAGCACATTGGTAGAAAAACAGTTGAAAATAATGGGTATGAAAGCGTTGTATCAATTTGCCCTCGGTGCGGAATAATAGAAGAACCGGCATATGGCTTTGGTGAAACATACTATGGTTGTGAAAGCTGCGATTTTGAAACCCCTATCGGCGGGGGTCATCCATATGAGGTCGGTTTTTTGGGTTTTCTTTGCACTCCAAGCAAAGGGCATGTTTGTATGGCTGATGGAGATTATTCGCGCTTAATTAATCGTGTTAAAAAATCAGCTATAGCCGCAAGGTCTGCCCGTTTTGAGCATGGGGAATGCGGGGCAACAGCATGATTCTTAGACCCTACCAATCGCGCACGGTTGACGACTTGTTCAAGTGGTGGACGATCAACCATAGCGCCGCTGATACGCCCCTGCTCGTATTGCCTACGGCGGCGGGCAAATCGGTGATCTGCGCAGAGATCGTGCGCAGGATGTATGAGCAATGGCCTGATCACCAGCCGCGCACTGTGGTGCTGGTGCCATCAAAAGAGCTGGCAGAACAGAATGCCGATAAGCTGGTTCGTTTGTTGCCTGACAACATCAAAGTCGGGTTCGTATCGGCCAGCCTGGGTAAAAAACAGTTTGACGCTGATGTCATTGTGGCCACCATAGGCAGCATTGCAAAGAGCGCGCACCTGCTGGGCAACATCAAGGCGGTGATCATCGACGAGTGCCACCTTGTTTCAAACAAGGATAGCGAAGTCGGCATGTATCGCAAGTTTTTGCAAAGCCTGGGGCGAATATGCCACTTTCGCACTGTAGGGATGACGGCAACAGCTTTTAGAGGTAATCAGGTCTGGCTGACTGATGGCGATAACCCGCTGTTTACCGGCGTGGCCAGCAATGTGACCATGCGTGAGATGCTGGACGCTGGGTTCATTGCCCCGCTGGTGCCGCCCGCTGGTGCGCTGACAACCCGCATTGATGCGTCAGGCGTTGGTATCAGCAACGGTGATTACAAGATCGGCGAACTGTCCGAAGTGGTGGATGATTACCTGAACGATGTTGCCATTGAATCGGCCAAGCTGGGGCGTGACCGGGCCAAGTGGATAGCGTTCACGCCAAGCGTGGCGAATGCTGAAAGCCTGGCTAACAAACTGCACCAGCAAGGCATTGAATCGGCGGTTGTCTGCGGTGAAACACCAAAGGCTGACCGTGAGCGGCTGATAGCGCAATTTCGCCGGGGTGAGATACGCTGCCTGGTCACGGTGCTGGCCTTGTCCGTCGGCTTTGACGTGCCTGATGTTGACTGCATTATCTGGTGTCGGCCAACGAAAAGCCCTGTGCTTTATGTGCAAGGCATGGGTAGGGGTGTGCGTATCCATCCTGGAAAGGTTGACTGCCTCGTGCTCGATTTCACGGACACGGTTGAGCGTATGGGTCCGGTTGACACCATCAAAGGCCGGGCCATGAAAAGCGGCAAGGGTGACGCGCCTTACTGTATCTGCCCTGAGTGTGGCGAACGAAACCATGCGGCAGCGCTGGACTGCATCCACTGTGGTGCGCATATCAAAGACCCTGAGCCGCCGGTACTTGATGCCACGGCAAGCCGCGCTGCCTTGCTTTCATCACAAGTGATCAAAGTGCCTGAGCCTGTTGTTTGGCATGACGTTCACCGAGTTGAGTATGCGGTTCACCAAAAAGAGGGCAAGCCGGATTCTTTGCGGGTTGACTACTTCGGGGACATTTTCAAGATTGGCTCAGAGTGGGTTTGCCCATTTCATGACGGATTTGCTAAAAGCAAATCTTCTTTATGGTTTAAAAAAAGACAACACGGTTGCGTTGTTTGGCATTGGCATGAAGGAGATTTTTGCGTCATTTCTGACACATTAACTGCCACGGTAATGCAGGATGTTGATGACGTAATTTATGAAATTGAAAACAACGGATTGAAAACCCCAACCCGCATAGCCACCCGCCTAAACGGCAAGTTCACCGAGATCGTGGACTATGACTTTTCACCCATAAAGGAAACAGCATGAACAATGACACACCACTGATCGAACCGGCGACAGCGCGAGC